TTAGTATAAAAAAGCTGAACGTGAAACATTAAAAACCATTAACATCAATGCATTACAATATCTTTAGTCTAATAAATAGACTGCGTAATGCTACAAAACACAACATATCCAGTCACTATGAATCAACTACTTAGATAGCATTAGTGACCTGAGACAGAGCATTAGCGCAAGGTGATTTTTGTCTTCTTGCGCTAATTTTTTGTCAATGCACTGGGTTAGTTGAATTTACAACCATGCTCAGTATCTCGATAAGCGCAGAGAAATGATGCAGTGGTGGGCGGATTGGCTTGATGAGAAGGTAGAGTGATCCGCCTTAACAACTATCGAAGAGCACAAAGCCTTGTGTGTCTCATAGGCTATGAAACAATCATTTTACATGGTTACTTCACTACTTCCGCACAATATGATATCGTTCACAATCTAAAAACATTAATAATTTATCCATTACCGCGGTTAATGCCCGTCGCTTCCAACGGGCTTTTTTGTAAATTATATTTTTATTACCTTATATTAATATTGGTAATATGTCTGCATGATGTTTTATATTTATTGCGTGAGCTTCGCATGATAGCTGGAGCATCTCTTGTCATCACTAATTAGCTCCGCTTTATCCGTTCTTGCCCATATTATATTTCTTTTTATTATTTTTGCTGGATTACCGGCTGCTGCACACATAGATGGCACATCTTTCGTTACAATACTCCCATACCCAATGACAGATCCGCTTCCAACAGATACCCCTTTCATTATAGAGACATTTCTCCCTACCCATACGTAACTAGATATAATGATATCTTTTGCCCAATTAATCCTTTTTTTGCTATGAATATCAAATATAGGATGCCCATCTGATGCACGCAAAATAACATCTCTTGCTATCATGCAGTCATGGCCAATTGTAACATTGCACTTATCAGTGACGACTTCAAAACCTGCACCTATTGTCGTTCTTCTACCGATAATAACTTTTGAACCTTTTGTTGCGACAATATCACCTTTAATCTTACTGTTTTTATGTATTCTTACGTAATTATTATCACCCCTAAATATTACGGTAAGCCATCGACACTCAACATCATCTTCTATAATAAGTTTGTTATTGTTTCCATTGAACTGAACTTTATTCTCTTTGCTATTTACAAGATCTCCACATACAAAAATATTACCTGATCCATTATCATCAACGGAAAACGAGTCTTGAGTCTTGAGTCTTGAGTCTTGAGTCTTGAGTCTTGAGTCTTGAGTCTTGACATATTAGTATCCTACGTTATTTTACCACTAGTTACTTTTCTTGTCATTAAAAAGCATTTAAATTTTTATATTTAATTTCGTTGACGTCAATGTTTTTTGCCAATGTACTTACTTCTTTATGTGAGCAGTTCATATTTTTGACGCCAACGAAACATTTAGTGCTTCCCTTCTATTAAGTCTAACCTAGCTTTTATTCTTTCTATTTCTCTGCGCTGCCATGCCGCCTCGATATAGAATAAGAGATCAGGTCTGACCCCCCATCTAGATCCTGCTGGCGTTATTTCAACGCGCTCAATGATGTCTTCCATTACCATCACTGGATTATCATCCTCATCAACAATGATGCTCCCGTCATTATCAGTCAGCGGCATTTCCCTTTGGCCAGTAATGACGTCATCATATACTGCGGGATAATCGTCATAGCAAAGAAAGGCATAGCGGCATGTTGTGCTTTCTTCTTCCATGAGTCCGTGAGAAATAAGAACATCACGAAGTTGCTGCGCGATTACACCATGATGTATCCTCGCCCCTTCTTCCCCCTTTATAGCGACAGCGTTCAGCCATTTATAAGCGATATACCTGACGTCACCCCAGGCATCCAGCAATGCTTCGTCAGGAGAGACCGGCTCTGTCTTTAATGTTCCGTCACTGGTAACCACAGGATTGGAGCCAAGATAAACTGTCGAGAACCTGTTTCCCGGACCACCAAGAGCATTTACATTATCAAGATAAGGTTTAACATCTCCGTTCTCAAAAAGATGTTCGAGTGCGTTATATACCGCGCGACGTGGAGTACTGCTTCCGGAACCATGCAACGTTATCATTGCACCATCTGCTGAAGACGTTGTTTCACCGCCGCTAACGATTAATCTCTGAGCGGTAACATCATCAGACGGTACTTTCTTCGCAATAATGGCGTAATTACCCTCAAGTTTGACTTCCGCGCGAACTTGTCCTGATGTACCTGCATGGACAGTCAGTGACTGGACGGCAACATCATCTGTGAAATCAACGGGTACAGGAACCGTCCTCACGCCTGACGTCGACATAAAAGTAGGAAGCGTTCTGTTAGGAGTGGCTCCGTAGACAAAATCCCTTGAAACAAATTCTTCCTGTTTAATTTTCACCCTGAAACAATACAAATCAGCCGGGTGACCATCGTGAACATAAGGATATTTTCTGTTGTTATCCCCTATGCTCCATGGGTTTAGAAAGTCTTCCCCACCGAAAATGTAGTACAGCCAGTTGTCTTTGATACAAACTGAACCAACACCAACCGCAGAGTTAACTATTCCGCCCTGATAAATCTGATCAGTAACATTAACCCACTCTACATTATCCAGACTCCACTCATTGACGTTAACTCTGGTCATAAATGTTCTTGGATAATTTCCTGCATAACGGTTATCAGGTTCTCCTCCTTCCCACTCACCAAATGCGCGCTCACTGCCAAAAATAATCAGCTCATCGCCAACTTTGGCAAAAGGAAGGTTTGAGTGATGAACATTATTTGGGAAGCGAAGAGAATTCCATGATGTACCTAAATCAGAGCTTCTGTGCAATGAACTACCGGGTTGAGTACTTAATGTCCCCCTGGTCGTCAGATACAGAATGCCATCATAATATTTTACACATGGCTCAGATGCATTCGCCTCATATTCTACAGGTATGCGTCTGCGAACAAAGCTACCAGGAGAACTGAAAGCATCAGAGAAATAGAGTATCCCAAGCTCGCGTGGATCAATATCACCATTATGGTAGCCAACAGCAAAACTGTTATCGCTAATCGTCGCAAAACTGTGAATCTCAGTAACAGGAGTGCTTCCGTCAACAAAAGAAGGAATAGTTCCAAGACTGGTTTTTCTCCATGGTGACGAGTGAAATGATGTACCAAAACTCCAGTATCTACCCTCGTTATTCTGATCCACATCCTGGGTATTTTGCGTCGTAACTGTAAAAGTATTTTTATCAATAACAGTAGTCACCGTCATATTCCCGGTAACACCTGTAACACCAGAGTTTGAGAAGTTGACAAAATCACCAGCAAATAATCCGTGATCAGTAATGCGAATATAAGCGACTTGCTGATTTGCTGCTTTCGTTATACCACCATAAACGCGAAGGCTGCGACTCATTGGGCGATCCCACAACTCTGCAACCTGCAGTTTATTTCCGCTCACGGTCCGCGTCTCAATTACAGCAAAAAGGCGATTTCTGACAACCCCCATACTCATGCAGTGATAGTTAACTGTGGGATAGTTTTCATGTAAATCTGTAAGCCATTCCGGCGTTGTCCAGGTCTTCCCGTCATCTCCTGAGCGAACCCATGCAACATGGAGGTTATTTACACCATGGCGGTCTCCAGCCATAAAAGGCGCATAGATGACATTGTCATATACAAACGTTTTATCCTGCGTCCAGGCGTTGTACCACGGTGTATCTGTAATTTTAAATAACTCTCCCTGGATAAAATCTTCAGAAGCATAAAAAAGAGGCTGACCCGGTATTCTCTCAAATAAAAAACGAGCATTTTTAAATCGACTGACATCTGGAAGAGTTGATACTTTAAAAGTAAGCCCTCGCCCATCTATCTTTTCACCACCTGTTGCAACAGAAAGTAATTCTGATAGAGCTGATGTATCATCATGAACACCATCACCAATAGCCCCCCAACCTCTTACATCATAACTGTCTCTCCATCTTGCTATCTGAAGTTTTGGGTATTTATTCGCTCCATCTGGGTCTTCTAATTGCTGCCGTAACTGATCAGGATCATACTTCAGCACATTAGGAAAATAGAACTGCTGTGTACCATACGCATCATAAACAGCCATAGAATGGCCTTGCACGGTTACGAATTTGGCAATCTGTCCGTTATATACCGGATATCCAGCAGCGTTAATCATTATTGGTTGCGAAACGGGAATGTGAGAACCGTCTTCGTTCTCTACATAAACCTGAATCTGGTTTTCAGGATTTACCGGGTCAGTGTCAATTTTACCGATATAAATTTTGCCATTGGCTACGGCTTTAAAAGAACGCGCCATAGTGAAGAGTTGCGAAGGCATACTCACTACAACATTGGCTGTAATGTCTGTCATTTAATTTGCTCCAGATACAAGGAATCGCCGCAGCATTGCCACAGTGATGCATTATTAATCAAACAAAGAGACCACTGTGGTCTTATTGAGGATGCAACCAGCAGATAATAAGATGCCGATCCACTCACAAAAGCGAGGCATCAAGAATGGGAAGAGATGACCCGCAATTTAATCTGCGGCTACCTTACGAATTAAAGGAAAAACTAAAACAGCGAGCCAAATCCAATGGCCGCTCTCTTAATTCAGAATTAGTTCAGATAGTGACTGATGCTGTATCAAAGCCATCCAAAATTTCAGGCTATCGAGACGATGCGGAACGCATCGCTGATGAGCAGTCTGAACTTGTTAAGAAGATGGTGTTTGATACGCTGAAGGATTTGTACAAAAAACCCACCTGATGGTGGGTTCCATTTATTAGTCTTGCTTTGTGGACGGTATAAGGGATGCATTTGCCTCTTTAGGCTTCAAGGTATACATCCCACCATTAAATGGATCTACAGCAAGCCAACCAATTAACCCACCAAACACAAGGTTTCCACCAATATACCAACCATTAGCATTGGCTTTTATTGGCAGGGTAACTGGCTCGTATCCATCCTTCTCCATAGTGATCTGGTAGCTCTTTTTGCCAAAATAGCTACCATCTGACTTGGCGAGTGTTACACCTTGTGGAGTCTTACCTTGCGCAACAATCACACCAGATTCATCTTTTACCTTAAAGCTCGCGCCAGAAGGATTGCTGTTCACTTGCACAAGTTGCGTTTCATCACCAACAATAGTTGCGCACCCAGATAACAATATAGCGCCAGCAACGACGCCGATAATCCTCTTCATATTACTTTCCGTTTTGTTAGAATCAGAAAGATCTTAATAATAAAAAGTATTTTCGTGAAGATATTGTCGATTGAGTTAATAACTCATTTACACCCAACAGTGCCATGATGGCAAAGATAAGGAGAGTTAATCATATGAAAAAATCACTGTTAATTATCCCGCTTCTGCTTGCAGGGTGTGCAAAGGTTAGCGACTATCAGGCAAATTGCGAACAACGCTATCCAAAGCTTAGCGATATGGCTAATTGCCTTGATGCTAGCGTGAAGAACGACTCACGCATGGCATCAGCACCAACACCTAAGCTGTATGTCCTTGCTGCGAAGATGCTCGGGCAAGGTGTCGATGAAGGCAAGATAAGTGACGCACAGGCAAGACTTGAGCTTCAGAATCTTTATGTTCAATTACAAAGCCAAGAACAAGCCAAACAAATAGCGCAAAGCCAAGCATTCCAGCAGGCTTTATTGAATTATCAGGCTGTAAACACAATGCAAGCGATCGAGCAAAAAGCGCGCCAGCCTGTTATAACTCAACCTTACCCAACACGCGTTGACACATATACAAACTGCAATTCAGGATTTGGAAACACGGTAACATGCAACAGTAGCAGTAACATCAGATAACAATCAGCAAAGGTATCGCCTATGCAGAGGGATACGATAAACCTCGAGTTCTACATATTTGGTTTTTGCACGTTCCTGGTGTTTGAAAAGCTATTCTGACAACGCATCAGACTTAGCCCCCTGCATCATAGCGTTAATTGCCTTTTGTGCCTGCTGCATGGCTTTCTCAAACACTGTTGAACCGCGTGGGGTGTTTGCCATTCGGAGCATTGCATTTCTGAATGGCTCGCTCTCATAGGCGCGAGTAAGAAGTCCGTAGCTTACTGCTGCGCCAGTTGTCGCCGGGTTCATTGCCGTCCCATACCCAATTATGAACGGGATAGTTTGCTGTCCTGTGGGTGTTGTTACTGCCGCTTTTGCAGCCTGCTGCGTGGATTGCAGGTAGTTTTTTAATCCTTTCAGATAAGCAGCGTCCTGCCCCTTAAATGTGATGCCAGTCTGGTTTTGTAGGATGTTAAGCTGCCGAAGGAACTGGTCAGGGGATCCGCCAGATTTCTCCATCGCCTTTCCAATGATGCCATTGCGCATTTGCGCCCTGCCAACACGACCAACTGAGTTATACAGCGTCTTAATTTCCGATTTGTTCTTGCTGAATAGCATGTTGTTGACAACTTCCGGCGTCAGGTCGCCTTTCATGAGAACATTCTTCAGCCTGGTATTCTTTAGTTTCGCCGCTTCGTCAGCGTATACGGCATTGGCCTGCTGATATTTACGGAGAGTATCGTTGCCAAGATTCTGACCAATGGCACCATTGATATCGTCTGTCATCGCCTTGTAAACGCGCCGAATGGCAGCATCGGAACGGTTTGGTAACACTGGTCGTTCACCCTTCACGTCCATTCTGAACTGGCTGCGCAGGTCGCTTAATTGCTTCAAATCCAGATTTACAGGACCATCAGGGCCAGCATTGCGAACAAGCTCATCACGATATGACTGAAGTTTTGAAATAGTCTCGTTATCAGCAACCTTACCAAGCTTCTGCAGGTTAGATATTTCTGTATCAATCTGCTGAATTGCTCGCGCAGGCTGAATGTTTACTCCAGCCATAGCATTCTGAACCTGCTCCAGTCGATTACCGGCGGCACGACGAATTCCTGATGTTTTCGCTTTAAGGCTGTCAATAACAACCGCTGGATCATACTCGCCGAATTTATCAGCAAATCTCTGCACCAACTGACTTCTCGCTTCCTGTTGCGTTGCTCTCATTCCGCTTGTGCCAGCCAGGGGTATATTTTCTGCTGTAGTCTGCGCCATTTTCCCGACGCGGGAAGTAGGCTGTAACAGGTCTGTGGTGTGCAGAGGCACTCCTTCACGCTCTGCAAATCTGATAGCTTGCTGCGCTTCTGGCGCAATAGCACCACGAACGCCACGATAAGCAGCACCTAATCCACGTCCGGCAGCGTTAATAGCGCCGCCAGCCAGAACGCCAACGCCTAAATCGGTGGCGAGTGCTTCCGCATCATCTTTCGCACTATTTGCAGCAAGTGATCCAACTGCGTTTTCAGCGAGAAGGCGAGTTGCCCCCTGAGCAATTCGACCAGCAAGTGTTGGTGCCTGTGCTGCCGCTCTCTCAACGCCAGCAGGAGTGAGGTAAGGCAATGCTTCAGCAAATACCCTTCCCTCTGTCGTTTGTGGAGTCAGCGCGCCTTGCTGAAGGCCAAAGTCCTGCTCTAATCCCTGCGTTGTTACTCTTGGCGCTGGTTGATATGTACCATCGCCAATACCGAGTTTACCGCCAGCCCAAGTCGCCGCGCTTGTTACAGCATCGGCAACTGATGCAGGTATGTTTGCCACGTTCACGCCAGCCTGCACCAGTCCGCGACCTGTCTCTTTCACTGCTTCACCAAGATCAGACATAAATCCACTTTGCTGTGGTTGTTGCTGTGTCTCCACTGGCTGCACAGATGGCAATGGATAGGCTGCATAGAAAGCTTGCTTAGCCTGCTCTGCATTTTCTCCGGCTTGCGGGGCCACGACTTCATTGAAGTATTGCTCCTGAGCCTGCGCTTTTTGTTCTGGTGCTAACGCCTGATACTGTGGAGAGGCGATAACATCTTTCCATGCTTTAGCCATTAATCACCCCATAGTGAAGAAAAGTTACTGCTGGCTGCTGGCTGTGATACCTGTGCAGGTTGAGATTGCTGCCGCTGAGATTTACCAACATTAACGTTATATTGTTGGTTGTAATTGTTGGTGTATTCCTGAATCTGACGAATCGACTGCTGCATAGCCTCCGGGCTTGAATAGTCAACCTGCGGCATCCCCTGAAAATACATCTTCGCTTCTGCAACGGTGTTAATACCACTGGCACCCATGTCTCTTGCTGCCGCCACGCCCTGATTCTGCATTCTGCCCTGAATACGTTGTGCTGAGTTATATAACTGGCGCTGCTCTTTTCCTGTTAATCGGCTGCGAACATCAGCACCAATTGCCGGGTTACCTGCGCCGCCGGTCATTCCTGTCATGAAATCGAGAGCAGAAGCGTCTGCATTTGCGATCGCGTCGATATCCTTCTTCATGGCATAGTTTTGTGCTGATGCAGACGATGTTGCAGGCGCTGCGATTGAACTGGCAGGAACGCGAACCATATTCCCCTCGTTATCGATGCCTTCGTAGAACGCATTAGCCCCAGCGCCGTGAAGTTTCCCGCCTACCGTTACCGTTCTACCATCTGCCAGTTGCACAACATTCTCCCCGCCAGCATCAGGACGGCCTCGAACACGAAGATATGTCTTTTGTTGCTCTGGAGACAGGCTGTTGAAATATTGATATTCTTTAACAGATGCAGGAACAGCACCTCCAGCAGTGCGCAGGGAGTTTTCACGGCTAACAGCAATGCTTTGCGCCTGTAAACCTTCCCCAGCTTTATTGCTGCGAATCGTCTCTGCCAACTCGCCACGCTCAATATCCCGACCAGCCATCTTGTCCTGAACATTGAAGTAATCAATCGGACCAAGCGCAGCCATCCCAAGGTGATCAACAAACTCTGTGAAACCTTGTGGATTTTGCTGATACATTTTCGCCACATCCAGAGGGTCTACTCCGGCACGAGTAAGCTCAGATGAGTTGTTCTGCAACCATGACATCATGGCTTCTGGAGATGAAGCTGCGAGTCTGGCACTTGCTGCCAGTGTACCGACAGTGGAACGCTGGTCTTCATCGACAAATTTCATGCCGTTTCTTACGGCGTCAAACTGCTCAGGATACTGTGATGCCAGTTTTCGCATTGCATCGCGGTCACCAGATGTATATGCATCAGCATAAGCCTGCTGAAACTCTTGCTGTCGCTTCTGCTGATCCATCTGCTTATACATATCCATGACAGATGAAATGCCCTGCAAAGCCTGCAAGCCAACGTTATTACGTCCTGAACGCTCCATCTCGTTATTCTGTCGAATGTATGCAAGCGTGGCGTCTGCATCACTTGCTCTTGGAGCGTTGGAGTTCATGCCGCCTAACCCGGCAAGAAGAGCGCCTGAATTACCAGCCTGTTGCCATGTAGCCAAGAGACACCTCCATTAAAAAAGTGAACCAAGAAGACCGACGCCAGCACCAATTGCTGTACCCCAACCAGGCATGATTGCAGTACCTGCAGCTGCACCTGCTGCCGCTCCACCCAGGGCGCTCTGAAATCCTGATGGTTTATTCGCATTAGCCGCAGATGCTGCCGCCTGCTGTTGATACAATTGGCTGACGTTGTTGGCATAGTTCTGCCCGGCGTTTGCCTGACCTGTAAGAGCGCCAAGGCCGATATTTGCCAGATTGTTGTAGTTGTTCATCTGACCTGACAGCCAGTTTTGACCGAGTGTAGGTGCGATTGCTGCCAACTGGTTTCCTGTTGCTGTAGAGCCTAATCCACCCGTTGCCTCTGCTGCTGCCAGACTCTGATAGCGCGCCTGCCCTGCAAGGTCTTTATACTGCTGAGAGTTGTAATACTGGTTAAGTGCCTGACCTTGCCCCTGAAGAGAGGAAAGATTCTGCAACTGTGATACGTACTGCTGAGCGAGTGGCGTGAACGGTGCAAGGTTTTGCATGTTCGTCTGCCACATTTCACGCTGCAGTTCGATGCCCTTTTCAGTTGCGCGTGCCTGGGCTTTAGATCCGGAGTCGCTGCCGCCTTTCATATACCCATTCATGGGAAGCAATTTATTCTTGAAGCTTTCGCTAAGTACTAACATTTAATAGCTCCTCATATTTCGAACGAGGTAATTGATAGAGGGTGATTCCTACCGGTTTTCCGTTACTCATGTACGCATCATCAAGGTGACCAACACGGGTAGCGCCAAGCAAACGGATAATTGCCCGTCCGTATTTGGTGGTGTCAGGAACCATGGTGATGCTGTTAAGGAATGGTGAGTTTTCGAGAAGCCATTTGCAGAATAATCGATGCCCTTGCAGTGCATATTCTCCACGGAATCCGGGGTCATACACCGCATGGCATTCAACAACGCTATGCCAGAAGTTACGCACTTCATGAACGCCAGCCAGCACTAATCCTTCGTAGATGCCGAGGTATACCGCATCAGGCTTGATGTAGTATTTATCTCCAATGTCTACGATATTCCCCGTGTTTTCCGGGTTGTTAAGGAATTCTGCAAGCTTCACCGGATTATCGATGAGCTTTATTTCCATCACTGCTCCGCAATGATTTTGATGGTTGTGGCAGTAAACGCCGCACTATTTGACTGAATGGTTAACGTACTGCCATTTGTGGCAAGAAAGCCGTCTTTATCCACGCTGAAGAACGTAGCTAACAGGATGTTGTCGGTTGTTGTCGCCGAGTTACGACTGCTTACCAGTGTGTCAGGAACAGAACCGGAAAAGGTTAGCTGCATTGACCTGTTGGCGGTTCCGCTGGGCCACGACCCGACTATCGAAAGCTTGAAGAACAAGGTTTTGTTCTCGTTGAACACAACCATCTTGTTGTTAACGGTGTCGAAGAATGGTGCCAACGCGCCGGATGACGGCGTGAGCGTTTTCAGCAGGCTAACAAGGTTGGTCGGCGCTGTCGGGATGATTACTGATACGCCAGAGTAAACAACTTCTGACTTCTTGCGCGTAGTGGCATACTCAAGAGCATCGATGCGCGTTTCATGGTCTGAAACCTGCGATTCCAGCGACTGAACTCTGGTATCAAGCGACGCAATATCGCTTTCATTCTGAGCTATTCGTGTTTCATGTTCCTGAAGAGTTGATTCTGCCTGGCTGATTCGCTCCTCATGATTAACAAGCGTTGCTTCCGCAGCAGAAATTCGCTGCTCATGGTCAGCGAGAATCACATCCTGCTCATCGTTCCTGACCTGTGCATCATAAGCGCCCTGTCCGGCCTCGTTGGCCTTGTTAGCCACGTTACCAACATCAGCGCCCTGTGCGATAACGTAAAGCAGATACGACTGCGAGAAGATATTGCGTGGAAGGATTGATGTATCGAGCCGCGTCGCCTGCACAATAACAGGGGTGTTGAGATTCGAATCAGCCATTACTCGATCCTTATCTGAGCGCCAGACAGAGTGACAGGTGACTTCGTGATAACGCGCAATTTGAAGCCGACATTTTTCCTGATGCGCCCTACTCGCTTCCACAAAACGCGTTTGTCGTAAACGAACGGTTCATTCTGCTCAATCATCTGCTCACGTCCGTAATTGATGCCGTCAGTGGTTGCAGAGAGGAACAGGCGGTCAGCGTACTGAGCGACACCAGTCGATGATTCAACTTCCAGATCAAAACATCTGGCGTTCTCAGCTTTGAAGAGTGGTGTAAACAACAGGTGTTCTTGCTGTAGCCCATACTGGCTGCTGATATCGAACTGCAATTTGCCGGTAACCGATTCCAGCTTATCGCCGCACGTTATCTGATTGCCTTCGTAAATGAAGTCGATAGCGCGGTACACATCGTCATACAGGCCTGTTTTCAGCACACACCATTGCGGACCATTGGCACTTGAAGATGCGTCGTACACGAGGACGTGACGCGGAAGATGGATAATCAGCAACTCATGAGCATCAAACCGCAGCGATTCCATCACACCATCAGCCAGTTCATCAGCAGTGTAGGAGCGTAGTATCTTCTCAATGCTCGCGCTGGCGATTGGTGACACCTGACCGGAGCCGATGATGTATACAGACGGCGCACCTGTTGCCGGATTGCTGATAAACGCATAGGAATCAGCGAATGGCGTTTTGCAGTAAGTCCCAGCAATACCTTTCTGTACCATCAGTGATGGCTGTGCGACATACAAAGCGGCACCAACGGTGGTTGCACCAGTCAGGGAGAAATATTCAATCGTCGATGAACCAAAGCAGACGATGAAGTCTCGCCATGTGCCGATACCGATGATGCCGTCCGGCTGCGATTCTGCGCGATATTGTGCGCTGTAACGGTCAGGATGCGATTCGTCTTCAAGGTCAGTGATAAACCATGAATCAGTGCCGTCTTTTGACCACGCATAACGCCCACGCAAGCGCGTAATGTCGCGGACTGAGCCTAACTCATACTGCGTGAATCCACTGTCTGTAGGCCAGTTTGAGACGGTTTTAACCGTGCCATCATAGCGATACTCGACCAGTTGACCATTAACGCCTACAGCCTGAGATGTTCGACCATGCGCCATTGATACGCGACCACTTCCGGCGACGTCACCTACTTCGCTTTCGCCTTTGTAGAGCTTGCCGCCACACACACGATAAACAGCATTCTGCGCCATGTTGTACTCGACGCCGCGCGATACGCCGTTCACATCAGAACGTTTGGCAATGCCCGGGAATGAGCGAAGATATCCGCTACTGTTGAGGATTTCTTTGGGGGTAGCCAACATATTCACTGGCAGATAGTCGATATAGTCGGCGTTTCGAAAGTCTTTGCCGACACCTTTCATAAGCGGAAGTTGCTGAATCGGCATTTATTCACCTCACGTACTCGGATCATCTTTCTCGATGTAAAACCGATTCCACGTAAACGCGCTTTTGTTACCACTACCGCGAGGCATGTCATTTCGCCGCTCAAGTGGTGGTATTTTGGTTAAAGCGATGCAGATTGTCTGATATGCACTGTCAGCAGCGGTAAGGAGAGCGTCTGACGGCTGAATGACGTTATCCATGCACACTTGCACAGCGAGTTTCAAAGCGACGCCATCATTTGCCCATGCAGGGATACCTGAATCATCGTCAGGTAACGGCATGATGCCGTTTTCTGTATCAGCAAACTGATACCCAAGCTCGATACCTTTAGCCTGCCATGCTGCCATCATGTCTTCGAGGTCATTAATGGCATCTTCAATTGCCTGAGGTTCAGCATCTGTCAACGTGGCATTGGAATACAGCCCAGCTTTTCGTAAAGCCTTTAGAACGAGATCACCCTTCGTTTTCGCCATCTTCTTCCGCCTTAGCCACTTTTTGCTTCGTTGCGGTTTCTTCAGGAGTTTTTACCCAGCCTTTTTTCAGGTGAGATTTAACTTCTTCGTCATCAACAATGATGTAATCGACAGCAAACTGACCACAGGTGATCATGTTGCCCGGCTTATAGAGCATTGTTCGTGCCATTGTCTTCTCCCAATAAAAATGGGGCCGAAGCCCCACCAAAATTACTGCCCGGCAATAACGATGCCCGTATATTCAGGAACAAGTACAGAGCAACCGTACAGAGTGGTGAAACGAGCAGTGGTTACGCCTTTGATGTGGTCGAAGGCATAAGACATGATCAGCGTAGCGCCCTGCTCGGTGGTTGCTGTCATTACCTGTGGACCCTGACCAGTCGGGAACGCCAGTTTGCCGTACATCAGTTCAACAGAACCATCAGCCCAGAACAGGTTAGCCGGTGCGGCATTTTTGTTGAGAATGGTGATTGCTGCGCTACTTGCCGCATTAGCATCAACGTTTGCATATGGACGGCTGGCGACATCCGCGTTGTCAGGCGGCAGAATTTTCGGGGAGATAGTTACTGTCGTTCCGCTTACTGCCAGAACGCGGAATACCTGCGGCTGCCCGGTGGTATCTTTGGTGATCTGGTGTACAGAATTCACCCCTGCAATGGTAAACGCATCGCCAACCTGCAAACCTTCAGCAGATACCGTAATGGTCCCCTGTCGGTTATCAACTGGCATATCGTTAGCATCTTTCGCTTCAACTTTGTGCGCAGGTGCTGCTGCCAGCGTAATGGAAGTTGCTGTCCCTTTCGGAACACGACCAGAAATATCAGTCTTGTAGCTATCAAAGGAAGCAACCGGAGGGATCTGCGCTTTTTCGTATGCTGTCAGGGTTGCGCCCTGAGCGTAGGCACGGTGACCAAGCTCGCCAGCAAGGTCTTTGTAGTTGAAGGGGTTCCAGAAAGAGCGACGGTTGATACCCTGCGGTACACCAATCGCCGTCATGGTGGCATCAATACCTGCCGCACAGTTCCACAAATCACGGCCCTGTGAACCAGTGGTTGGGTCAGCCATCGTGATCACGTTAGTAGCACGCTGCGTAACCATGGAAATCAGGTCAGAGTCAATCTGTGCAGCAAGGCGCATACCTGCGGCGCGACCAGCTTCAGTTTTATGTTCCGGGTCACGCATTTCACGCGCATCCAGAGTGTACAGAATGTTTTTCGGCTCCTTGAACACAGAAGGAACAAGGCGCTGAACCAGTGCTGTTGGCGTTTTGCCGCTGAGGTCTAGGCCTTCCTCAATGTTCATGTGGTAATGCTGCGGACGATACAGAACATCACCTGCTCGCTGCATTGCTGTATCACCGGGACGGAATTTTTTAGCGTTACGGGAAACTACGCAGGCGGCCTCAAAGCCTTCAACGTAGTTTTCGAACATGATTTCAAGGTCTTTTGCTAATTGGTTAGCCATGCTTAATGCTCCGATAGGTTATTTTTTTGCCTTTTTAGCGGCGAAATACGGCGTCCAGTCACCAGTTTCCAGCGCCTTGGCTTTCAATTTGTCGAGGTTGTTGATTACTGCGCCGTTGCTCCCCTTAACTGTCGGGGTTGTGGCTGCCGTGGTTTTTGCTTTTGGCATGATTCTGGCCTTCGATTCGATACGTTCCAGCAGACGACCAATTGCTACGGGGTTGGTAGCTTCTGCCAGTTGCTTGCGCAGTTCAGCGTTGCGACCGAGCGCCAGAACAACGATTTCCGGCTTCTCTGACTCAAACAGGATCGCGTTTTGTGTCTCGATGGGGATTTCCTCGAGTACGGCCTGTTCTGCTTCCTGATAGCCAGGAACTTTGAGAGCCTTAACACGTTGCTGATATTTGGATAATCGCTCTTGATAGGCAGCCTGAAGCTCCTGCTCCTTCTGCTTGCGAGCCATCTCCTGTTGCTGGTACTTGCCGTTATCCTCTGCCCACTTAGCCATGCGTTGCTGGTAGATTTCTTCATCGAAACCGATGTCCTCATCATCCAGTTTTGGCATTCGCGGTGGTTGAGTGATTACCGGCTGCTGCTCGACGGGTTTCTGAGACTGACGCATCAGCTCTTTCAGCTCGCGGTCTTTCTCTTTAATCGTCTTGCGCAGGTGTTTTACCAGTCCATGCTCTGCGCCATCTTCGCTGGTTGGCGAATCCAGCTTTTCGTCACCAAAGTAGAATTCCTGTTCTGATTCGTCGTCATCAGTTTCAGTAGCTTCCTCTGCATCATTGCCGGAGGACTCACTGCCATCTTCTGTTTCGACTTCTTCAGCCAGTTCGACATCATCAGGAATCTGCTCTGACGCGTCGGTTTCGATTTCAACTTCTGGTGTGTTTTCTGCCATCTGGTCCATTTGTTACCCCTGTTTACTCGATGTTCAGCCCATCGGAAGGCAATAGGGTGCCAGGCCTCATAAAGACAGCCATTGCACGTTATGGGTTAATTACTGCTGTGGTTGTTGCTGAGTTGATTTTTGCAGGATGCTGCTGATGTCCATGCGCTGCGCATGACCCTGTGCCTGACTTTTCAGGACAAGCTCTGCATCAGCACGGGCATTGTCTCCTTGCTGTTGCTGGAACTGTCCGAGCAGTTTCAGAGCCTCGCGGATATCAGATTTCTGCTGGCTATCGGCAGATGCGAGGATTTTCACAACGTTTGCCGCTGCAACCTGAGCATCAGTCTGTGCCTGGAATGCTTTAACCTGAATGGCTGCCTGTTCGTTCTGCGCTTTCTGCAATTCAGCCTGACCTGCAAGAAGCTGACCTTGCGCTGCAACCATAGCCGGATCTGGCTGACTGGCCTGTTGTTGTTTCGCCTGCTCAACCATTTGCTGTTCTTCAGGCGTTCTCGGCTTGATAACGCCAGACAGAAGCAACTGATTGCGGTTGTATTCTTTCAGGTCGTCCATCCCTTCGCCGTCCATATTGTCGAGAATCATCGACGATACAAGGTCATGCTTCGGCGTTCCTGGCGGGATAAGTGCCAGCATGGAAAGTAACGACTTAACCGTTGCATCACGGCGAGTAGCGAACGACTGACCGACATCGACAGTCACTTCATAGTTACCCTGCGAAAGGTCGTTAAGCGCGATAACCTGCCCTGTCTGACGGTCAACCACTTCACCAGTCATTAGCGCCACGTCATCGCTGCCGTCCTCATTAACGATGCGCATTGGCGTATCGCTGCCATAGACTTCACGAGCCATAGAAAGCCACACAACGCCAGCGCGACGCATGGATTTAGCCATGTTGTCCATGTAGATATAGGACTGCGTGTCCATCCGGTTAAAGATGCTATCAACGGTATCGGTGGCGACGTTGCTCGGCATGTTCTCAAGCTGCGACGCACCTGTAATTTGCTGAATAGCCGTTCCGGTGTACTGCAACAGCCCGGCAAGAGCTGGAGGCATTTGTGTCGGAGGCGTATAACTGCTGACCTGAGCCTGCGCAGTAATATCTCCGTTTTTGTTTTTCAGACTGACCATCGGCAGGAACGCCGGGCGCTTTTTGTTGCGCTCCGCCCAATGAGTGGCGAGAGTACCAGGAATCATGTCAACATCAACTACAGGAATGCCATCACCGCCAGCCTGAGTAGCGTTATCTGCAATCATGGAAACCATCAGGTTCTCAAGACGCTGCGCATCCATCGCTTTTGCTGCGTGGCCTTCGATTCGCTCCTGATTATCAACAAATGAACGACGCCCATATACCGGGATGAGAGGAATATGTTCGCCAGGAATACGCTTCGGTTCTTCCAGCCATTCAGCGCCAGACAGAAGACCGCAATAAACGCGGCGCTTCTTCACCGTTCGCTCGCCAATCAGTTCGAATGCACCATCGGTCAGCTCGTCGACAATATCTTTGATTTGCTCTTCATCATAGATTGCCGTTTCTCCGCTGACAGGGTTACGCCATGCTGTGAGCTTCACCTTCTCTATGCGGACTTCGTAGTAACGTCCAACATAGATGGCGTCAGGCGTTGACCAGTCATACTGAGTACCAGTGTCATCCCGAGAAAGGCTTGCCGCAATGGAATCAGGGTATTCAGCCTCGAACGCTTTAGGCGTCATGGAGAACATTTCCATAGCCCACATAGCATCAGAGCGGTCATATTGTTTGCTGTCCTGATCGAAGAAGACGCATGTCGCCGGGTCGTAAACAGGAAGAAGGCTGATGCGTCGCTGCTCGTTACTTGGGTCCATTTCATCTTCGTAATCGGCACACATGCGGAAACAACCGAATCCGCCCGTTACAGCATCATCAAATGCGTTATCACACGCTTCGCCACCGGATGTTTCCTGATAGTCAGCGCGGAATTTGCCGTTCATCTTTTCGGCTAACGCTTCCGATGCCTTATCGTCCTTCGGCCTGAATTTAACGCTGATGCGATTCTGTCGATACTCGCCAATGATGCGATCACATTCACGGGCAATCTTATTCAGTTCAAAGCGCGGGTAATGCTCAAACCTGCCTTCATCAAATGAGTAACCAGCGTTTGTGCTGCCTTCCCACTGTGCGCCGGACACCCGGACGAAACGTTGAGCCTCAATAATCTGCTCACGCATATCCTGCGTTGCTGACCAGGCATTATCAAAGTTGCACAGCACCTTGCGATGCCAGTCAGTCATCTTTTTTTCTGCCATATCAACCTACACCACAAGGAATTGAGTAACTGGAATAGTCGGGTTGCGCAGCCGACTCCGGGCAATGCATACACATCATCAGCGCATCAGCCAGGTTAGGAGATGGAATACCGAGCTTCTGCTTCATTTCGACCTTAGTCATTAGCTCCAGCTTCCCGTTGTTATTGAATTTGCGCTGAATCTGCGTCAGTTCTGCAAACAGCTTCTCCAGCATCTTCTCGCCTATCGCTTCTTTGTCGAAACTCAGCATGTCGTCGGGGTCTGCATACTCACCGTAAACAACCGCCCGATATGTCAGATACAGCCTGTCAGCCAGCGCGTAATAGAATTGCGCTCGCTTATTGCGGAACACATCACCAATAGTGCGAACGTTGTCGCCCTGTACGACTTCATCAGCCCATGCTCCGGCCTGATACGGCGCATCTTCATCGAATGGCGATTCACTGCCCTTGAACATCGTGGCGGTGATTTTCTTGCCGGAGAACGCTTCCGTTGTCTGTCTGCGTAGGCCCGCACCAACACCATCACCATCCCACAGGTAATGGTCAGCACCGTCTTCAATCGCCAGCGAAGTTGCCCAGTCAGCACCTTCATTGATGTCCATCAGCAGACCTTCGGCAATGCGCTTAACAACCGAACCGTGACGCGATGCATAACCTTTAGCATCCGGCCCTGTATCTGACGGGTCATGCGCAGAGACAACAGCGCCTTTCGCTTTCCATCCGAGTTTCTTGTGCGCATCGGTTGCGGCTTCAAGCCATTCACGTTTGATGATTGCCATATCACTTGCGCTTACTGGCTCACCAAGCCAGATGTGACGATACAGTGTCGGATTTCTGCGTTTGCACTCTTCCATCTCCAGACGGAGAACTTCAGGAAAGTGCGGGTTGTCGGTGTAGTTCACCGTCAGCAGGCAAATATCATCAGGAGGATTTACGACGAACCGCTGATAGGTATCGTCGAGTATGTTCTTCGGGTTGAAGCTCACCCATATTTCGGAAAATGGCTTGCGGATGGTTGGTATCAGGATATCCCATGATTCCTTCGTTACCGCTTCAGCTTCTTCCACCCAACAGATATCAATGCCTTCGAGCGATTTAATCTTCGTCGGGTTGTTTTTGATGCCGTAGAACATGAATTCAGCATTCGTTCCGAGATGACGAATCATGGAACGCTGAATTTCAAACTCAGCCGAATATCCTTCACGCTCGATGGTGTCTTCAAGCAACCGGATTACCGAATCGCTGATACTGTTTTGCAGCTCACGAGCGCAAAGAATACGCACAGGCTGCCGACGCGCCGCTTCAACAAGAAGCCTCGCAATTGCCCATGACTTACCGCTACCTCGACCGCCTTTGGCGACTTTGTAGCGATGCGCCTCAATGAACGGTTCAAAGATAGGATTAATCGAGGTCATTTTCCGAATAGAGTGCTCATCGGTGATGTTTCAATCTGGATTGCGCCGCCGTCTTTGCCTGTTAGTTCGTGAGAAGCTTGTTCTTTAAACGCCTGAACAGAAACATGCTTACCAAGAAGTTCGAGGTTTTTAACCTTATCAGGCCATTTGATTTTCTTCAGGAGTGCTGCACTATCTGCGGATACCATCTCCACAACATCCATTCCTGATAACGTTGTGCGCCATACCTTAGGCCAGTCTTTAATGGGCTTTAACTCACCGTTTTGCAGGAGAATGTCGAGCACATCCATCTGGTCGATTTCAATAAGGCGATTAAGTACATATTCTGCATTTATTCCAACAGAGTCATTGCGTTGTGCTTTCAATTCGGAGATTCTGAGTTGTATGTCAGGTTTTGACATGTTTTCGGACGCAGTACGGTTGGCTGTTTTTGCGCTGTACCCCGCCCGAATAGCCGCTTGCGTGGCGTTTAAATCGATGAGGTACTCGCGACAGAACATTTCTTGTTTGTCAGTGAGCGCCATATTTTCCCCTGCTGATAAGGTAAATAAATGAATCCTGAAATTTTTGAATCAAAGTTCATAATGAACGAAGCAACTTGGCAACGAATTGAAAGGTTAGTAAATACTGAAGATGATATTGGTTTGGTTTTAAGAGTACATCTGATTACAGAAGCAATGATTGAGGCATTTTGTTGCGCCGCTGTAGGTAACCAAAATCTATTTGATGGATTTGGTGAAAACTTAACCATGACCTATGCCGCAAAAATTCAGCTAGCTGCCAACCTCGGCCTAAATGAACACTCCGTCGCAGAACTTAAACGCCTAAATAGAATAAGAAATGTTCGCTCTCATCAAATAGACAACCCGGAAATAACTGACGCAGAAATTGAATCATTACGAACATTTATTAGCCGAGGTGGTCAGGAAGATCTCATTAACTCAGCAAGATTCGGCATAAAAGTTGGAGACATTGAGCTGAATCTTAACCGTCCAGATGCCAATAATCGTGAAAAATTCATAGCTATTCTTGGCAGCATCATCCTAAGACTCACTAAACAAGTTGCAGGACAATAGAGATCATTGACTGAGCTAATTGATTGTTTTAGCGCATAAACCTATACCACAAAATAGCCACTTATCACGCTTCATCATTCAATTCTGGCGTGAACTGTATGCGCTTCACATTGTCGGGAGAGAAATACAATCACTCTCCCGTCTCGATCACAAGCGGCACAAAGCCGTTAACCAACTCATGCTGAAATCGTGACGTCTTGCTCGTAACGGTTTCGCCTGTTTGGGTGGTTAACGTGATTTGGTAGATGTTGGACATTGAGAATCTCTTTATCCGCTTGTGGGGATATCAGTTAAGTTATCCCGTGTAAGGTATAAGCCATTAAAAAGCTACTCGTAGGTAGCTTTGTATTAATCTCACTCATATTTAAGGTGAGATAATAAAACTAAAATCAAATGCTATTTGCCAATCGTTTCCTGAATAGCATCAGTCAACCGTGGAAGATATTTTATTGCCTCCTCCAAATCATAAGACACGTTTTTCGCATGGGTAGGGGCAGATACGGCGGCCTTGATAATTTCAAGAGCTGCTTTGGTAGCCACTAAACGCTGGTGCTCAGAATCAGATACTCGGTTATCGCCAGATTTAAAATAATTGTCCATCATAAACCTTCCATTAGATAATCAGAGTCTACAGATTACCCTTCGTCTTCATACGAATAAAGCATTATTGCAGCCTCACTGAAGGACTGCTCGGATTAACCTGCGAAATCACACCATCCCGGGCAAATACATTTGCACTTCATTTGCCGCTCTCTCACGTGCAACATGAAGCAATCTTTTTCGCCCACCAACACCCCACTTAGCCATTTGTCTTGCGCACTGGCTTATCGCTTTGGTTTCAGTATTGATGATGTGATCGATTCTATTCAGACGGGACATTGCGCCAACGCCGAGACGGACAACCGTTTTGAAAACTTCATAAACTTCGATTTCAAATTCCGGCTTAATCCATGCTGCATATCTGATTGCCAGAAGTTCAACACCCCACACACCTGGTTCTGCACCACCTTTGATTATTTTAAGTGGTTGAATTTGTTCCAAAGTGCTTTTTTGCACTTTGGCCTCCAGTGCTTTGATGAAGCGTTTTATCTGCGCGCTACGCAAAAACTGGCTTGGGCGCTGTTGCTCTGTAGCCTCTCCATTTGCAACTGCTGCTGCATGGAGATCGTTTAAGTTGTAGCGTCCATCCTCATCAACACGAACGGACACACCATTGACAATAACTGTTGGGTACTTCATCAGTAATTACCTTTTAGTGATGAACCTTGTCACACAGGATTCCGGCCCACAGAAAGGTACCGATCACCAAACCGGCATCCTCAAGGGTCATCCTGAAAGGTTCTGTGTTCATAAGTCGCGCGTGTGAAGCGCGTTTACTGCGGACATAAAAAAGCCCCGCATCGCGAGGCTCATTAAATGGACTTTGTGATTTGCAAAAAAATTATTTCAGGCACTGAGTCCTGATGTACTCCTGCAGGTAGTTAACCTGCGCGGTTATCCTGTCTATTCCACTTCGGAGACGGTAATAATTGAGTTCAGCATCTGCTGTAAGTCTTGGGCTTTCTCCATCGCCCATGCTGCTGGCTCCGGTCGTTGACTTTGCACAGGTGGCGGCGACTTGCAGGCGCTTACGACCAGCAGAAACATCAGCACGGAGACTTTCGATAGTCGCGTTAGCATCAGCAAGCTCCTTTGTGTATCTGGCGTCGAGTTCTGCTACGTCACGTTGACGCTTCTGCATATCAGCGATGATGGTTGTGGCTTTATCCCGCTGGTCTTTGTAGGCGATTGCGTTATCACGGTAATGATTAACAGCCCATGACAGGCAGACGATGATGCAGATAACCAGAGCGGAGATAATCGCGGTCACTCTGCTCATACCTCAATCTCTCTGACCGTTCCGCCAGCCTCTTTGAATTTTGCAATCAGGTTGTCAGCCTCATGCTCGAACTGGCCATAACCAGCGCCCGGCAGTGAAGCCCAGATATTGCTGCAACGGTCGATAGCCTGACGGATATCACCGCGGTCAATCATCGGTAAAGCGCCACGCTCTTTAATCTGCTGCAATGCCACAGCGTCCTGACTTTTGGGAGAGAAGTCTTTCAGACCAAGCTGCTTACGATAGGCATCCCACCAACGGGAAAGAAGCTGATAGCGCCCGGCTGCTGTTGATTTGAGTTTTGGGTTTAGCGTGACAAGTTTGCGAGGGTGATCGGAGTAATCAGTGAATAGCTCTCCGCCAACAATGACGTCATAACCATGATTTCTGGTTTTCTGCCGTCCGTTATCAGTTCCCTCTGACCACGCCAGCATATCGAGGAACGCCTTACGTTGATTATTGATTTCCACCATCTTCTACTCCGGCTTTTTTAGCAGCGAAGCGTTTGATAAGCGAACCAATCGAGTCAGTACCGATGTAGCCGATGAACACGCTCGTTATATAAGCGAGATTGCTACTTAGTCCTGCGAAGTCGAGAAGGTCACGAATGAACCAGGCGATAATGGCGCACATCGTTGCGTCGATTACTGTTTTTGTAAACGCACCGCCATTATATCTGCCGCGAAGGTACGCCATTGCAAACGCAAGGATTGCCCCGATGCCTTGTTCCTTTGCCGCGAGAATGGCGGCTAACAGGTCATGTTTTTCTGGCATCTTCATGTCTTACCCCCAATAAGGGGATTTGCTCTATTTAATTAGGAATAAGGTCGATTACTGATAGAACAAATCCAGGCTACTGTGTTTAGTAATCAGATTTGTTCGTGACCGATATGCACGGGCAAAACGGCAGGAGGTTGTTAGCGCAACCTCTTGCCACCCGCTTTCACGAAGCCAGCCATTGCGCTGGTTTTCTTTTATGCAAAGCACACCGCACCGTAGCCACAGCGGATAAGGTGATTATTTTTGTCTGTCTGGTATTTGGTTTGATGTGCTTTCAGAAAGGTCGTGATTAAAACGCAAAAAGCCCCGAGCTATTAACTCAGGGCTTTATTTAACGAGTGCATTTATCCATCGTTGAGTCAAATTTACCCAATTTTATTCAATAAGTCAATATCATGCCGTTAATATGTTGCCATCCGTGGCAATCATGCTGCTAACGTGTGACCGCATTCAAAATGTTGTCTGCGATTGACTCTTCCTTGTGGCATTGCACCACCAGAGCGTCATACAGCGGCTTAACAGTGCGTGACCAGGTGGGTTGAGTAAGGTTTGGGATTAGCATTGTTACAGCGCGATATGCGGCACTTGCTGGCATCCTTGAATAGCCGACACCTTTGCATCTTCCGCACTCTTTCTCAACAACTCTCCCCCACTGCTCTGTTTTTGCTATATCAACCGCACGGCCTGTACCGTGGCAATCTCTGCATCTTGCGCCCGGCGTCGCGGCACTACGGCAATAATCCGCATAAGCGAATGTTGCGAGCACTTGCAGTACCTTTGTCTTAGTATTTCCTTCAAGCTTTGCCACACCACGGTATTTCCCCGATACCTTGTGTGCAAATTGCATCAGATAGTTGATAGCCTTTTGTTTGTCGTTCTGGCCGAGTTCATGCTTACCGCAGAATGCAGCCATTCCGAATCCTGCTTGTGATTGAGCCATCCCCATAGCAGCCATCACATCAGTACCGGAAAGAGAGTCAGAAGCCGTGGCCCGTGGTGAGTCACTCATCATCGGGCTTTTTGGCGAATGAAATTTAGCTACGCTTTCGAGTCTCATACGACTTCTCCCTGTACCTGAATCAATGTGAGGTTTCCGCAGAACACTGCGCCGGTATCGATATACATCTGGTTGGCAAATTTGAGTGGTTTCACTGCTGGCGTATGACCAAAGATGAACGTGTCCGCGCCTTTAATTTCTTTCACGATCCCGTCTTGTGAGTTGCCGATTCGTTCGCGGTTCCAGATTACCTGCTGAGGATCAACTGGCTTTCCAAATTCGTATTCGTTACAAGGATAATCGGCGTGGCAAATGACATATTTTTTATCTTTGCTCACCAGTTCGATGATTAACGGAAGTTCTTCTGCTTTATGGGCAAGAGCTTTAGCCAGAATCTCTTTGTCGTAATCGAGATTGAAGAACCAGCCACCGCCATTAAGCAGCCAGTGATTAACGTTTCCACGCTCTGATAAGCCATCAATCATCATTTGCTCATGGTTTCCACGTACAGCTCTGAACCAGGGGAATGTGATTAATTCCAGACATTCGACGTTCTCTGTACCGCGATCAACCAAATCGCCAACCGAGATGAGCAGGTCTTTTTTGTTGTCGAATCCAATCGTATCCAGTTTGTTCATCAGGTTCGTGTAGCATCCGTGCAGGTCGCCAACTACCCAAATATTTCGGTATTTGCTGCCATCAATTCTTTCGTAGATATTCATGCAGCCTCACTTCTGCTGTTTCGCAGTTTTTTAAGTTTCTGTTGATACTCCGCCTTGATGGCCCTGCACTCTTCGACAGTCCAGCGATGGCGGTTATGGTTTGATTCGATTTCGTCTACTGCTTCCTGCCCGATGCGGTTAATCAGTTCGACGCGATACGGAACGAGATTTCCGCTTTTATGTTGGTTGCATACCACGCATTGCTTGTGAATATTGCGTTCATCAAATCGGAGTTGAGGCGCCGCAGCAGTTGTCCGGTAATGCCCGGCATCCCACTGAGCAGACGTGAGCGTTCCGCACGAGATACATGGTAAGTCGCGGTCTCTTTCTCTGATGAAGGCGTTTACGGCTTGTTGGGCTTGTTTAATCCAGTAACTGCGGGGCTTTAAGGCGAGTTTTCGAATCTTAAGTTTATCTTTCTGTTTCTGCTCCTCTCGTCGCCGTTTCTTCTCTGCTGCTTTTTCCGCTTTTTTTCGCTGTTTACTTTGTAGTTCGAGTGCTAACTGAGTTCCGTGTTCCGGGCAGCACCACCACTGATTTGAGAATGCCGGGTGAAACCATTCCTTGCATATTTTGCATTTCCTTCGCGCTGGTTTAGCCATTAAGCAGCCTCCCCTGTTACTTTCAGCATTCCGTTATCGAGCAGCTTTCTGGTCAGCCACTGTTGACCACGCCCGGTGATTTTTGTGGTGAACGATATCTGTATTCCGTGATTTGTGTTGACCGCTGTTTCTTTCACTGTGAAATAGCCGCGCTCCATATATTCCTGCATTGGCACATTGCGCCGGGAACCTGAAGCAATAAGGATTTTGTGATCGCGCATCCACGCAAACAGTTTGTTTGGACCAATTCCAACAACCTTTGCAAAGTTTCCAATCAAAATTCCGCTGGCCTCGCCAACGCGATCGGCAAACTCAACTTTAGGTGCGGCAATTGCGAGCTGGTTTTCCAGTTGCATTTTCTGCTCAGCAAGATCAGCAGCAAGGCGCAACGCTTCTGGTAGCGTTTTGGGGATATTAACCGCAGATTCTTCAAGCTCTCGCCAACGGTCAACAAGACGAGCGGTGAATTCCGGCGACAACTGAGCGACGACAATAATGCTGTCTCGCTTACCTTGTTCGCCCTCAAAAACGTAAGCCTCTACGCCACGAAGCAATCCTAAGTTATTGATTTTTTCGAAAACCACCATTGGGGGATTTCGGATCACACCTCGAGCCGCCAGTCGTTCAATAGATTGTTTCACCTTGTCATGACGACTTCCCACCAACTCAGCGATTTCAATGCTTGTCATTTTGATGGCATTGCCATTTATTAACTCATTCATCGTCTTCTTCCTCGTACATTGAGCTATTCGGATCGCTCATCAGTTCTGCGCAGCAATCGGAGCACACGTGAACTTCCAGCACATGCAGCTTCTGACCGCAATTAGCGCACGTTAAAGCCCGCTCGACGCTTTCTTGTTCGTAACTTCGATTTTGGTCAATCACCTTGTTTTCCTCGCACGATGTCTTAGCCACCGGATATCCCACAGGTGAGCCGTGTAGTTGAAGGTTTTTACGTCAGATTCTTTTGGGATTGGCTTGCGTTTATTTCTGGAGCGTTTCGTTGGAAGGTATTTGCAGTTTTCGCAGATGATGTCGGTGATACTTCGTCGCTGTCGTCTCATGCCGCCCTGTCTCCCCATCGCGCTTTCCATTCGAGAGCCAGTCGCGCTTCGTCTGACCACTTAACGCCACGCTCTGTACCGAATGCCTGTATAAGCTCTAATAGCTCCGCAAATTCGCTTACACGCATCCTGCTGGTTGACTGGCCTATTACCACAAAGCCATTCCCGGCAAGGTTAGGAACAACATCCTGCTGCTTTAATGCTGCGGTAAACACACACTTCCAGCTTTCTGCATCCAGCCAGCGACCATGCCATTCAACCTGACGAGAGACGTCACCAAGGCAAGCCCAAAGCTTTCGATTCTGGTCTAAGCTGCGGTTGCGTTCCTGAATGGTTACTACGATTGGTTTGGTTGGGTCTGGAAGAATTTGCTGTACCGCGTGAATAGCGTTTTGCTGATGTGCTGGAGATCGAATTTCAAAGGTTAGTTTTTTCATGACTTCCCTCTCCCCCAAATAAAAAGGCCTGCGATTACCAGCAGGCCTGTTATTAGCTCAGTGATGTAGATGGTCATCTTTTAACTCCATATACCGCCAATACCCGTTTCATCGCGGCACTCTGGCGACACTCCTTAAAAATCAGGTTCGTGCTCATCTTTCCTTCCCGTTCTTCCCTGGTAGCAAACCGGTAATACACCGTTCGCCAGACCTTACCTTCGATAACCAGAAGACCTGCCCGTGCCATTTTAGCCGCGGCCTGATTTATGCTGGTTACTGTTGCGCCTGTTACCGCGGCAACGTCCGGCGCACAGAAGCTATTATGCGTCCCCAGGTAATGAATAATTGCCTCTTTGCCCGTCATACACTTGCTCCTTTCAGTCCGAACTTAGCTTTGATTTCTGCGATCTTCGCCAGAGCCTGTGCACGATTTAGAGGTCTACCGCCCATGACAGGAAGTTGTTTTACTGGTTCAGGGATCGCCTCACCACGGTTAATTCTCGCAGTCATATGGACAAGCTCATCTGCGGCCTTACGGCGTAATTCCGCATCAGTAAGCGCATTGGCCCGCATGTTCTGATACAGGTTGGTAACCAGCCAGTAGTGCGCGTTTGATTTCCACGGATAAGACTCCGCATCCGGATACAGGCCTCGCTTCCGGCAATACTCGTAAACCATATCAACCAGCTCGCTGACGTTTGGCAGTCCGGCGATAACGGATGCTTCTTCCCGGCACCATGCAACAAACTGCCCGGGTGATGGCAGAAATGGTCGATTCTGCCGACGGGCTACGCGCATTCCTGCGTTAACCTGTTCCATTGTGGTGATCCCGTTTTCCCGGAAAGCCAGAACCCACTGGCGGCGGATTTCGTTCAGTTCGTTCTGGTCACGGTTAGCCAGACTCGCCGGGAAAGTTGCCAGTAACTGGCTGAACACACCGTTGATGATCTGCGCTACCTGCTGTACCTGCGGCTTTTCGTCGTACTGTTCCGGCATGTTGTTGGCGATCCGACGCATCTGCTCACGGTCAAAGTTAACCATCTGTGCGGCGATGTTTTTCATAAATCCACCCCGTAAATCCAGTCAGTGTTTGTCAGGTCGAGTTTTGGTTTGCTGGCTGTCACGCCTGCCTGTTGCTTGTTACGGTTGATTTCGAGCTGGGTCCACTTGTCGCGGAGTTTGGCCGGGCTCAGCACGTTACCGGACCAGAAGTTGTCCTGGCATGCCCAGCGGAACAGTACGCACATGTCGCGATGGTTACGTCCGTCACGTTCACGCATCAGGCGGATATCGTTAGCCCACCCTGCAAAATTCGGTTTTCTGGCTGATGGCGCGATGGTCTTCACCATGTCAAACATCCACTCTGCGGCGGTCAGGTCTTCTGCTGTTCCCCACTTGCTGCCGCTCTGAATTGCAGCATCCGGTTTAACCACAGAAAGATCGTTTTCTGGCTGGTCAGAGGATTCGCCAGAATTCTCTGACGAATAATCTTTTCTTTTTTCTTTTGTAATAGTGTCTTTTGTGTCCCCCTGTTTTGAGGGATAGCAATCCCCCAATTTGAGGGATGTTTTATCCCTCGTTTTAGGGGATTTTCCCTCGTTTTGAGGGATACACCATTCTGAGATGTTTTTATTTGGTCCAAACATGCCGCCTTGCTGCTTGATAATATTCATTCTGACGAGTTCTAACTTGGCTTCATTGCATCGTTTGACAGGTAACTTTGTAATCTCGCTAAGTTGAGAATCGGTGATTCTGTCCATAGGTTTATTCCACCCATAGGTTTTACGCAGAATGGCAAGCAGCACTTTAAACTGTCGCTTGGTCAGATCTGCGCCCGAATAAGCCTCAAGCAGCATATTTGATAGTCTGGCGTAACCATCATCGAGATCTGCCACATTACGCTCCTGTTCGGCAAAGTTACCTCTGCCGAAGTTGAGTATTTTTGCTGTATTTGTCATAATGACTCCTGTGGATTGATCCAGTAATTCCCTCAGAATTGCATATCAATTTGCTTAGAGTCCCCGGCGGCCACCGGGGATTTTTTCTTTGTGATTCCATCAAGCGCATACTTAAAAGCCCTACTAATCGGACTGATGTCTGATGCCATTCCGAAAGCACACAAGACCGAAGCAATAAACCTCCAGTCTGTTCTGCTTATCTTCGATTCATGACAGCCAATCATCTTTGCCAGACCGCGCTGGGTAAGCGTTGACAGGTTGATGAGTAAATCTGTTTCTGCGCGATCAACGTCACGCTGTGATAGTTTGCTGTAACTTGTTTGTTCCATTTCTTAAGATTTCCAATAGTGAATAGTTAGTTGAAAGGTATGCGTGGAAACGCATATGTCCTTAGTTGGTCAGATATCTTGGGGCTCGCTTTTCAGCGACGTAGGACGAATGTCCGTTGTTACAAAGAGCGGGGTTACTTATGCTGCTGATGCTCTACGCGATACGAACACCAGATTTTCCTTTTTCACAGGTTTATAACCCGTGAAATTACGAGTGGCTTCTTCGATTGCATTCGCTTTATCTGGGGAAGCTCTTCGAAACCCATATGCAATCTGATCAAGATAGCCAACTGAAGTATTCGCTAATGCGGCGAGTCGCTTCCATTCCTCACTAGAAGCCTCTTTTCGCCAGCGTAGTAGTTCATTACTCATTAGTGCCTCCGTTTATCACACAGAGCAACTTTACCATTTTGATAAATCAACTGCAATAAAGATTTATCAAAATGCGTATTTATCCATTTGCTAAATAGAGGGAGAATCGTGGGATGGAAAACAAAGATATTCGCAAATCGAATCTGGCGTTTTTGCTAGATGAGCATAAAAAAATCGCGGGTAACACTAATGCAAGCTTTGCCGATAAGCTTGGAGTTAGCCCTTCTCAACTCACGCAAGTCTCCGGTGAAAAAAGCACTCGAAACATAGGGGATAAACTAGCAAGAAAATTCGAAGCCGCACTTGGGTTACCTAATGGGTGGCTTGATTTGGTACATGATGTAACACCAATTGCATCATGCTCAGATTCTTTAACTTTTGTCGGTCAGGTAAGAAAAGGGTTAGTGCGCGTGGTTGGTGAGGCAATTCTTGGTGTTGATGGTGCCATCGAGATGACCGAAGAGCGCGATGGGTGGCTCAAGATTTATAGCGATGATCCAGATGCCTTTGGTCTTCGTGTGAAAGGAGACAGCATGTGGCCCAGAATAAAATCAGGAGAATATGTACTCATTGAGCCTAACACCAAAGTATTCCCGGGGGATGAGGTGTTTGTCAGAACTGTTGAAGGACACAACATGATCAAAGTTCTTGGCTATGACAGAGACGGAGAATACCAATTTACAAGCATCAACCAAGATCATAGGCCAATAACGTTGCCTTATCATCAAGTAGCAAAGGTGGAGTATGTAGCTGGTATTCTGAAGCAATCTCGCCATCTGGATGACATCGAGGCAAGGGAGTGGCTGAAAAGTTCGTGACTTCATCGTCACATAGCTGGTAACCAGTGGCCTGAAGAGACGTTTGGGTGATGAAACCACTTTTATCTACAATTTACAGGGCGGTAAACATTGGCAAAAATAGATGATTATCAGCCAAGCCAAGTAGAAGTTGATAAAGTACTTTATTGTAAAAAAATAGTTAACTTTTCTGGCGTTAAATGGAAACAGAAACCAAGTCGCTCTGATATGTGGCTACAAGCTCATATCATCCCCTTGGATGAGGATTGTATACCTATACAAGGGCTAAAGTTTGAACTGAAATGGAAACCAGATCAGGATTCAGAACCTGATGACCCGATTTCTTACCCTAAAATAAATATTATTGCTTTCTATCATAACAAGAGGGTTTTCGCGGTAGATACCTATCACTTTGACAAACACACGAATAGTTACAAGGTCGATCATCCGAAGTACCAAGATATCATTTACGGTGCTCACTACCATGTATACTATGAAGAAGCTGGATACTATAGTGATAGAATAGCGTTTCCAATCGAAGATGACATAAACCCAGATGACCTGGTAGGGTATTGGAATTACTTCTGTAAACATCTGAACATAACTTACTCTGGGAGAATACCTTTACCACTTGAAGATGAGTCGGGGCAAATGGGGTTTGGAATATGATGTGCTCAACAGTGATCTCACAACTAGGTTTCGAATGCCATCCAATAGGCAAGACCTTGAGAATTATCAGTCCATTCACTTACTGTGATGATGGAGAGCATGTCGGTGCCTTTATCCGTGAAGTCAATGGTAGGTATTTAGTTAGTGATAGATGCGATGCCTTAATGAATATGGAGGCAAGAGGGATCTCGCTTACCAAAAAACGACTTGATGAGATACGACAATTACTGCTTAAAGAAGGCGCAGAGCTCAATGATCGAGGAGAAATCATTGCTTGGGCAACAGAAAAGGATGTCGGTGCGATTACATCGAACATAATTAGAGCTGGTATACTCGCATCAACTTTGTCGTTAGACTGGTATCAGCCAGTTCAAGCTGAAAAGTTTGAAAGTATGGTTATTGATTATCTATATCACACAGAGCTTAGAGACGCACTTTCTCTTCGTGAAAACGTATATGGCTTGAGTGGACATCAAATTACCGTCCCTGTAACAATAAAAACCGACATACCTAAATACGTTTTTACATCAAGCGTGAAACACGGAGGAAGCTGGAATAGTGCTTACTCATTGCTTGGGAAACTAATTGATCTTAAAGCATCAAGTGAGGAGTATAACAACAGATTTGTTGTTATAGACAGCGAAGCAATTGGTGACCAAATGCAACAACTCTCCTTACTCTTCCATGAATCAAGCCAAGTTCTACCATTCTCCAAAAGAGAGACTTGGGTTAAGAGACTTGCAGCATAATACAACCCGGCCTCAGCGCCGGGTTTTCTTTGCCTCACGTTCGCCCACCTAAAAACACATAATCGATTGTATTTATTGGAAAATAAACAGATACAACTCACTAAAACGCGCAATTCTGATCCCCCTCAAGTCTCTTTATTCCTTCTGATAAATTCCTGCAATCAAATAAAAAACCATAATAATCAACAAGATATTTGAAAACCAAAACAATTTATCATTTTGCTATTGCCATGAATTTATCATTCCGATAAAGTTAACTCATCAGCAGGACGCTGTAAGCCCAACGGAACAGACTGGCAGGCTCTTTAAACAACGTCGAACTCTCGACTACGTGGCTGAAAAGCCAGATCACCCAACCACATGAGCTGTGGGATGCAATGCCGAAGCAACCGTCTCAGGAGGAGCTTCGAGATTGCATCACCAAAGTTTATTCGGGAGGAATCTATGTCCAGAAAAACAGAATTTAAAGGCACCTCAGCTTCTCGTCGTAGAGCTCGTCGCGCAAACCTGCAAAGTCAGGAGGCGATTAGCTCCGACAAGCTACACAGACCAACCCCCTCTCGAGTGGTCTTGCAATGCAAGCGCAAACCAGCAATGAGAGCAGAAGTAATAACACTGACAACGTTGACCAGAAAATATGAAGGCTCAACTTGTCTTCCGAACGTAGCTCTTTACGCGGCAGGCTACCGGAAATCCAAACAACTGACAGCAAGATGACTTGTGTTGGTCGCCAGAAAATGAAATTAGGCAGCAAACCACTTATTTGAGGTGAGATATGGAAGAAGAATTTGAAGAGTTCGAAGAGCATCCTCAGGATGTGATGGAACAATACCAGGACTATCCGTATGACTACGACTATTGATACAAATCAATGGTGTGGACAATTCAAACGATGCAATGGATGCAAGCTGCAATCGGAATGCATGGTTAAGCCTGAAGAAATGTTTCCTGTAATGGAAGATGGGAAATATGTCGATAAATGGGCAATACGAACGACGGCAATGATTGCCAGAGAACTTGGTAAACAGAATAACAAGGCTGCCTGATGGTGGCCTTTATTTTCTTATTTGAGAGGAATTAATATGTCATCAATCCGCTTAACTACGAGAATGAGAGAGAAAATCGCGCGTAACGCTTTAATTAAGTCCGGGGTTTTCACTGAACTTGAAGAAGTAACAAAGCTAAAGAACCAGCTTGCACTTGACGCCAGAGTTGTTGCGTTTGGCGGGAAAAAGAAAACTGAAGAAGTGGATCAGCTGGCATCAAAGTTAATGGCTATAAGTGAGGAACTTCAAAAGCTGGGATGTTCATTTTACTCATGCGATGTCCGTTCAAGTTCGATTTATCTTACTGTCTCTGGAAGAAGAGTTGGATGGCATTCATACGGAAAAGACGGCAACGGCGAAGATATATTGCTCCCTACCCCCGACAAAGATAAATGCATGTTTGACGCAGAACACAAAATAACAAAAAGGTTTGATGAAATCTGCGCATTGCAACAAAAACTTGAAGTCAGGAAAAAGGATATCGAATCAAATGTATGGGCTGCTTTGAACTCAGTCACAACAGTTAAGCGACTTATTGAAGTTTGGCCTGAAAGCAAAGAATTGCTACCAAAAGAAGCAGATAAAGCAAGTACAGCACTTCCTGCTTTACGGGTAGAAGATTTGAATAAGATGATTGGACTTCCTTCCGAGGTCGCATAATCGTCCTTTATTTTTGGCATAAACAACAGAATAAACACTGCACTGTGTATTCATTCCAACGAGTGAATACACGGAGCAATGTCGCTCGTAACTAAACAGGAGCCGACTTGTTCTGATTATTGGAAATCTTCTTTGCCCTCCAGTGTGAGGGCGATTTTTTATCTATGAGGATATGAATAGATGTCAAACATCAAAAAATA